ATGACAGAGTGGAATGGTCTGAAGGTAGGACCGGATGAGTACGAGCCAAAACATCCGCAGCTTGAGCCTCCCAGAGCGGGACCGGATCCGCAAGCTTTACGTGATCCCAGGCCCCCTGTGTTTAACGAACCTGTAAGTATTACTTTTCCTACTTTTAATTCAGATACATTGGAGTTTATGATTATCCCACCCATGAAGGGGAGTTTGGGTTTACTTTTTGTGTCTGGAACGGCTCCTGGTCAGGCGACCAGTGTTGCGTTGACGGGTGTTTCTGGTACTTCAGCGGTAGGGTCTCTTTCAGCGTCAACTATATATTCGACCTTTGACTCAACAAGCGTTACATTAGACTCCAGTAGTAAGACTTTTGACGAGGGATAAATGGCAAAGCAAACAGTAGGAATAGGGTCAAGCGCGAATGACGGCACTGGTGATACTCTTCGTGCTGGCGCTGATAAGATAAATGATAACTTTAACGAGATTTATGCCGCGTTAGGAAATAGTTCTAGCGTACTAACTGACATCATAGATGCAAATGGCCTGTTTGATGTAAGTTCAGGCGCTAACAAGATCGTGTTCTACTACGCCGCTTTGAGCGATCTGCCCAGTGCCTCTACTTATCACGGCGCAGTAGCTCATGTTCATGCTACGGGTGGTCTTTACTTCGCGCATGGTGGTGCCTGGATAAGATTAAACGATGAGACCACTGGTCCTGTTACTAAGTATACCGCTGGCACTAACGGAAGTTCGGCATACACATTTACTGGTCCTGGAGCAACTTCAGGTAATAACCCAAACTTTACGTTCTATAAGGGTCATACTTACTTGATAGACAACACGGCTAACGTAAGCAGTCATCCTTTGCAGATCAGAACGTCTAATGGAGGTTCTGCCTTTACAACAGGGGTAACAGAGAACTACAACTCAACAACGGGACTGACTCAGTTTATTGTGCCGCACGAGCCAAGTGATACATCTTTGGTGTATCAATGCACCAACCACAGCAGTATGGTTGGGAACATAACGATAGTGTAGGAGGGTCTGATGGCTTTTAACGGAAATTTTTTATGCACCTCCTTTAAGAGTGAACTGTTTCAAGCCGTTCATAATTTTAGCAGTCATACTTTCAAGATAGCTTTGTTTACAAATAGTGCCACCCTTAACGCAAGCACTACGGCATATTCTACGAACAATGAAATAGTGGGATCTGGGTATAATGCAGGCGGAGCAAGTCTTTCAAATGTAAGTGTGAATACTAGCGGAACCACAGCTTTTATTGATTTCAATGACGTGTCGTTCTCAAACTCTACCATAACGGCTAGAGGAGCACTTGTTTACAATTCCAGTGCCTCTAACAAAGCAGTTGCCGTATTTGACTTTGGCTCGGATAAATCCTCATCCTCCTCAACATTCACAATAACAATACCAACAGCGGATGCCAGTAATGCAGTTATAAGGATTGCTTGATGTCGTATACTTATGCACAGCTAAAAACAGCTATCCAAGATTACACGGAGAACACTGAGACTTCGTTTGTAACCAACTTGCCCACGTTTATTAAGAATGCTGAACAGCGCATATTCAAGCTTGTTGATCTAGAACTCTTCCGCAAAAACGCTACCTCAACATTATCACAGGATGATCCGTTTCTTTCTGTCCCTTCTGATTACTTAGCGTCCTTTTCCTTGTCAGTTACTAACAGTAGTTCTAAAGAATTCCTGTTACAGAAAGACGTGAACTTTATCCAGGAATACAATCCCAATCCAGCGACAACTGGTATTCCTAAATATTATGCTTTTTTTGATATCGACAACTTTATTGTAGCTCCGACGCCAAGCTCAAATCTTGCTGTCGAGCTTCACTATTATTATAGACCTGCCTCATTAACAGCAGGAGCGGATTCTGGTACAACATGGTTAAGCGAGAACGCTCCCAATGCCATGCTTTACGGGTCTTTGGTCGAAGCATATACTTACATGAAAGGTGAGCAGGACATGCTTACCATGTATGAGAAGCAGTTTACAGAGGCGTTGTCTCGTATTAAGGATCTGGCAGAGGCCAGAGAAAACAGCGATGCGTATCGCAGGGGTTTGCCGGATAGACCCCGTACATAAGGAGTAAAAGATGGCAACTTCAAATGCAGCAACCAACTATACAGAACACGCGATATTGCAGTTTCTGTTTAAAAATAATACGGAGAGTTTTGCCTCTCCTGGTAACAGTATCTATGTCGGTTTAGCCACCGCAGTCAGTAGTATCGAAACAGGCTCTGTTACTGAGGCAGACTTTACCAACTATGCAAGGCAGCAGGTGGCGGCTTCTGGCTGGACAGTCCCTGCTGTTGGTACAGACGCACAGACAGCTACAAATGCAGCGAACATTGAGTTCCCAGCATCGGGTGGTGGCGGAGATGATGTTATCACACACGTTTTTGTTGTAGACGCAGCAAGTAGCGGAAACATCCTGTTTGTAGGTGCTTTGGACGCAAGTAAAACCATAGCCTCTGGGGATATCTTCCGCATCAACACGGGCAACCTGTCTATAGAGTTGAAGTAACATGGCTCTTGTTATTGCTGATAGAGTAAAGGAAACGACCACGACAACTGGCACGGGTACATATACTCTTGCGGGGGCTGTTACTGGTTTTGAGACTTTTGGTTCTGTAGGCAATAGCAACACGACATTTTACGCCTGCACAGACGGTACTGACTTTGAGGTTGGAGTTGGAACGTACACGTCATCCGGCACGACATTGGCGCGTACAACCATCTTGCAGTCCAGTAACAGTGACAATGCTGTGAGTTGGAGTTCTGGGACTAAGACGATTTTCTGCACGTTGCCAGCAGAAAAGACAATACATACCGACAACCTTCAAACACAAGGCGCATCTTTCTTTGCTAGTCCTGATGACGCCACTGCATTGGCTATAGCGTTAGGATGATATCATGGCGAACACATTCAAGGTAAAAACAAATGATGCGATGCCGTCTAGCGCGGGAACGCCATTAACGCTTTACACCGTACCCTCCAGCACAACGACAGTTATTTTAGGACTGATGCTTTGCAATGTGCATACGTCACAAGTAACTGCTAGTGTTAAACTAGAATCAGATACAAGTGACACGGAAACGAATTCGAATGTTTTGCTTGTGAAGGACATACCGATTCCCGTTGGTTCAACAGTTGAGCTATTGTCAGGAAACAAAGTTGTCATGCAGACAACAGATGTTCTCAAGATTGATTGTAGCGTAGCCGCAAAGATAGACGCAGCACTAAGTATTATGGAGATCACCTAATGCCTTATCTTGGTAATGGTATTTCTAAATTTACCACAGCAGATGATCTGACTGTAAGCGGTGATGCTGACATAGACGGCACCACTAACCTTGATATCGTAGATATTGACGGTGCTGTAGACATGGCGTCTACGCTGACTGTGACGGGCAATGTTCTAGTTGGCACTACCACAGAGGGTATATCAGATTATGGCGACACCCTAACTATCGCTGACACTGATCACGCTGGGATGACAATCCGTAGCGGGACAAGCAGCGAAGGCAATGTGTATTTTAGTGATGGTACGTCTGGGGATGCGGAATACAAAGGCATCGTTAAGTACGACCACAGCAGCAACGCAATGTCATTTTGGTCAAATAGTTTACGTCGTGTAACCATTGATAGCAGCGGTAGCGTCGGAATTAATGCTGTTCCATCGGCGTGGTCAGCGGATAACGGTGTTATTCAAGTTGGCAATAGTTCGGTGGCAAACTTTAGCAACGGAGCGTATTTTACTGCAAATTCTTACTATGATGGCAGCAACAACAGGTACATTGCATCGGATGAGGCCAGCCGTTATTATCAAGCAAGTGGTATTCATATTTGGCAAACAGCAGCGGCTGGAACTGCTGGTGATGCTATTTCGTTCAGTGAAAAAATGCGCCTTGACAGTGGCAATCTGCTGGTTGGCAAGACTAGCAGCGACGTTGGAACTGCTGGTAGCGAGGTTACACCAACATATATTTCTGCCACGAGGGCTAGTAACTCTCCTTTGTTTTTAAATAGAACGAGCAGCGATGGTTCTATAATTACGTTTAGAAAAGACAACTCAGCGGTTGGTAACATTAACACAGGTTCAAATCTTTTAGCTATTGAATCTACCGGAAATTCAACTGGTTTACTTTTTGGAACAGACAACATTTTTCCAAGACGAAACTTGGCGTTGAGTGATGCCACTAACAACTTGGGCAGTGCTTCATATCGTTTCCAAACTGGATTTTTCTCAGCAGGGATTCAAGCAAGATATCACTATAGTGGTGGAGATACAGACACATACATAGATTTTGCTACTGGTAATCTAATCAAGTTTTTTACGGGGGGCGGTGAACGTCTGCGAATAAACGATTCGGGTCATGTAAATATTGGACAGACCTCTACAAACATTCCGGGGCAAGGAAATAGTACAGCAGGTACTAGTTTACGGGGCGTTGGTGACGCCTATTTCAGCCGCGATGGAGACCTAGCGTTAAATGTGAACCGTAACGGCAGTGACGGCAAGGTTGTATCATTTAGGCGTGGTGGAACAGAAGGCGGCAGCATTTCAGTCACAACAACATCAGCAACACTTGCCAGTTCATCTGATGCCCGTCTCAAGGCTAACATACAAGATGCTGCATCTGCGTCAGACAAAATAGACGCCATACAGGTGAGACAATTCGATTGGAATGAGACTGGCGACCATCAAGATTATGGTTTGATTGCACAAGAGTTACAGCTTATAGAACCACTGGCTGTCGTGGGAAACCCTGACAGTGACGAAATGATGGGTATAGACAACAGTAAACTTGTGCCAATGTTAATCAAAGAAATTCAGCAATTAAGAAGCCGTGTAGCGGCATTAGAGGAGTAAAAGATGGCAACGACAATGACATTTGAGTATCCGCAACTAGACCGTGTTGCCAAAGAAGGCGACAAGGTTGATGTGGTTCAAACAATACACTGGAGAGTAAACTGTGTTAGTGACAGTGATAAAGACACTGACGGTAATTACTTAACAGCAACCATGTACGGCTCAGTCGCTACTCCAATGGAAAAGGGTGCATCTTTTGTAGCTTATAACTCAATCACTAAAGATTGGTGCAAAACTAAAGTGCTGGCTGATTTGGGTCAAACTGAAGCAGAGCTTAAAGCTGTTCTTGATGCAGATATCGCAGAACAAAAGACTCCTTCAATTCTCACTGGAACACCA